CCGAGCCCGAGGTGGCTCCCGAGCCCGAGGTGGCTCCCGAGCCCGAGGTGGCTCCCGAGCCCGAGGTGGCTCCCGAGCCCGAGGTGGCTCCCGAGCCCGAGGTGGCTCCCGAGCCCGAGGAGGAGGACGTCCCAGTAAATCGCGCCGCGGCTCTTATCGAGGAGGCGCTCAACGCCAAGGCGGCTGAGATCGGCACCCCCACGCCATCAGAGCCTGTAGAGGCCGAGGATGAGGTTCCTGACGTGTAAAAAAATCTGGAAAATAGTAGATATGGTGAGCCCCGCGAAATTCGGACCATACTTTTGGGGCGCCTTGCACCTCGCCTGCTTGGGAGGAGGTGATATAAAGGACTTTATAGCAGCATTTCCTTCAGCCCTACCATGTGCAGCATGTGGGGCCCACTTCAATGATGTTCTAAAGGCCTTTCCATTTCCAGTAGGAGTCATGAATCCCCTCGAACTCTTCGCGTGGTCGGTTGATGTACACAACGTAGTGAACAACAGACTTGGGAAACCAGTCCTGACCTATGACGAGGCACTCGAGTTCTGGACGCGACCACCCGCCGAGCCAGTCGACAAGACTGTAATAATTTTGGTAGTAATTTTGATCCTAATTGTAATCGCTCTCGTGAGGAAAAATCTCAAGTAAAGTTAATGGAACCATCAGGGATTTTCAAAGGGTACCTAATTATTGGTAAATTGATTATACTAGTCACTCTATTGATATTGAGTTTTATTAATGGACACAAAGAATATGTAGAGAAAAATCCACGCAAGTTTATGTGGGATTCTTTTGCAGCAGGTGGTTTTGGCGCCCTAGGCCTTGTGGTTATTGGCATGCTTCGTGGCGTGACGGATGGCGCGCATCTCGCCGAGATTGGGTTCACAACATTCCTGCTCCTTTTCACTTTTAATGTTTTTTGTGAATTCTCAGGATTCAATACTGGTGGAGAAGAGCACAAGTTGACTCAAGGCGAGCACAAGATCATGAAAGCCAAAATACCCATTGCTGTGATGTTTTTGGTCGGTCTAGCAATTCTGTTCGCACTTGCGTGGAATGTACAGGCAAAGGCTAAAGTATCAGGAAATCCAATTGATAATTCCAAACTTTTCGTCGAGGCTCTTATTTTCGGTATCGCATCGGGGGCCGCCCAAGCCGTCAACTCCAAGAATCACGGTGAGTCCGCTGTAAAAACGACGGGAATGACTCTCGGCGCCACCATATTCTTCGCCATATTGTATGTTGCCCTTCAGAACGGAGGACTTATGGATGCCATTTATAGTCAAAAGCCACCTTGTGTGAACTTTTAAAATTCGTGTCATGCTCTTGCCAAAGGGTCCCCCCTATGGTCTAAAGACAGCCAACATCATACTAGTAATGGAATATGAACGTCTATCTCACGTTGATCATATTCTTAAACGCCCCGATACTTATGTCGGGTCCCTCCCTCCCGAATCTGGACAGTACTGGATCCGTGATGGCGCCAAGTTCAAGCTTTCCCAGCTATCTGTTTCTTCTGGACTGGTGAAGATTTTTGATGAAATTTTGGTGAACGCGATTGACCAACATTCTCTTCACCCGAAGAAGGTTACAGAAATTTCAGTAAAAATTATCAAAGATTCAATTTTAATTGAAAATTCAGGAGTGGCCATCCCTATCAAGAAACATGCAACCGAGAAGAACTCGGATGGTACACCCATCTGGATTCCCGAGCTCATCTTTGGTCATCTGTTGACGAGTTCAAATTATAATGACGAAGAGCAGCGGGTGACTGGTGGCCGGAATGGGTACGGTGCCAAACTGGCCAACGTCTTTTCAAACAAATTTTGGATTGAAATTAGTGATGGCAAGAAAGTCTATAAACAGGTTTGGTCGGGAAATATGGGGGAGGTCGCGCCTGCAGAAATCACGGCGGGAAATTCTAATGTGTATGTGATTATTGGGTTTTCACCCGACTGGCGGCGGTTTGGGATGGCCGGACCCACCCCAGAGTTTCTGAAGCTCGTAGAGAAGCGCACGTGGGACGCCGCCATGTGGTGCGCCAAGGCCAAGGTTTCGTTCAACGGCGACGTGGTGAAGGTGGCGGCACTCGAAGACTACGCCAAGATGCACGTGGGTGAGGTGCCTGTCGCCAAGATGCACACGGAGAATTTCGACATCGTCGTGGCTCACTCGACGAGCGGCGCGTTCCAGCAGTGTTCGTGGGTCAACGGCATCTGCACCACCAAAGGTGGCAGCCACGTCGACAAGATTACGAAGGCCATCTGCGACGCCATCGCGGCCGACAAGCGTGTGACCGTCAAGCCTGCCCAGATCAAGGCGGCCCTCTTCGTGTTTGTGCGGGCCGTCGTGGTCAACCCCACCTTCTCGAGCCAGACGAAGGCCGAATGTACATCAAAGATTGCGGATACCATTGATTTGAAACCAAAATTCATCAAGGACATCTTGGCGTCGGGCGTCTTGGATGACCTTCTCGCTCTCGGCCTCGCAAAGGTTGACAAAGAGCTCAAGAAGACAGATGGGTCCAAAAAGACGCGCATTTCTGGAATTCCGAAGCTCGACGACGCCAACTGGGCCGGAACACATCGGTCTCACGAGTGCACTCTTATTATCACCGAGGGTGACTCGGCGAAAGCCCTTGCCATTGCTGGGTTGGGCGTTGTAGGCCGCAATGCGTTCGGCGTGTTTCCACTCAGGGGCAAGCCGCGCAATGTTCGGGATGCAACGGTAAAGCAAGTGACTGAAAATGAGGAATTTTCCAATCTTAAGAAAATCCTCGGGTTGCAACATGGCAAGATCTACAATTCTACAAGAGAATTACGCTACGGTCGTCTCATGATCATGACCGATGCGGATCTGGACGGGAGCCACATCAAGGGCCTAGTTCTCAATATGTTTCATGTATATTGGCCCAAGCTTATTGAACTGGGCTTTGTGGTGTCGATGGTGACGCCCGTCATCAAGGCTGGGCGCGTGTGGTTCTTCACGGAGGATGAGTACCGGACGGCGGTCGCAGAGGGGCGCGTGACGGTCGGCGCGAATGGCGTCAAGTACTACAAGGGTCTGGGAACTTCCACGAGCGCGGAAGCCAAGGAATATTTCAAGCAGATTGAGAAACTCACCGTCGCCTTCAATTCTGATGCTGAAATGAACGCCTCCATGACTCTGGCATTTTCAAAGGCCCAAGCCGATGATCGCAAGGGGTGGCTTACTGCGCATATGGCCTCCCCACCCGAGGGTGTGGCCTATGGGCACATCAAGGCCCTGTCGGTCACGGATTTCGTCAATCGTGACATGGCCAACTTTAGCGCTGAGGACATCAAGCGAAGCATCCCGCACGTCGGGGATGGCCTGAAACCATCCCAGCGCAAGGTGATTTATGCATGCCTCAAGAAGAACCTCACGACCGATATGAAGGTGGCGCAGCTCAGTGGCTATGTAGCCGAACAGACGGCGTACCATCACGGCGAGGCGAGCCTGCAAGGCACAATTGTGAATTTGGCTCAAAATTTCGTGGGGGCGAATAATCTGAATCTCCTCGAGCCGAGTGGGCAGTTTGGCACGCGATTGGCGGGCGGCAAGGACGCAGCGAGCGCTCGTTACATTTTCACGCGTTTGGCACCCCAAACTCGCAAGATTTTCGATCCATCTGACAATTCTGTTTTAAAATATGTATTCGATGATGGGCAGAAGGTTGAGCCCGAGTGTTACGTTCCGGTTGTGCCCATGATTTTGGTGAATGGTGCTGAAGGTATCGGCACTGGATTCAGCTGCTACGTGCCTCCATACGACTTGGCTATTATTAAACACAATATTCAATGCGCACTTGATCAAGTGGCTATGGTGCCAATGGTGCCTCATTTCAAGGGGTTCAAGGGGGCCATTACGAAAACAAAAGACCATACATGGGTTCTCCAAGGGGTGGTGGAGAAGGAGGGGTCGCAGCTTCACGTGACGGAGTTGCCTCCGGGAAAGTGGATTCAGGATTTCAAAGAACACCTTGATGTGTTGCTTGACAAGGGCACGATCCAGAAGTTCGAGAACCATTCGAGTGAGACGGCGCCCGACTTTCGCGTGTGGGGGTACACGGGCTCGGACCCAATCAAGGACTTGGGGCTGTCTCAAACAATTCACACTTCAAATATGCATCTCATAGCTCCAAATGGTGCAGTGAAGAAATACGCATCACCAGAGGAGATCCTCGTGGACTATATCGAGATGCGACTTGGGCTGTACAAGAAGCGCAAGGCCCATATGCTCAAAGAGATGGACGCGGAGATTCATTGGCTCTCGGAAAAATCGCGGTTCATTCGTGACGTGGCGGTGACTCCGAAGATGCACGTGTTCAACGTGCCCTTGGAGCAAATCCACTTCCAGCTTCGTCGTGAGAAGTACGCCGAGGGTCTGTGGCCCAAGCTGCTCGATATCAAGACCTATCAGTACACCAAGGAGGAGGTCGACAAGCTGCAGGCCCTGTGCCGGACGAAGACGGTGGAGCGCGAGGCGCTCAAGGCCACGCCTGTGGTCCAATTGTGGAAGAATAATCTGAGTGATTTATAGTGAAATGAACGAACTGAAGAAGATAGTTCAACTCGAGAGAATCATTCAGCCTCCAATTCTCGATTTGCTTCGTTTCGGGAGGCGGACAAAGCGTGGTAAACAGCCGGCCACCGCAGTTGGCGCCGAGGCGCTACCAGAGACCGAGTCTCTCAAAATCATTCTTTATCCACTTGAAATAAATGGTTTTTACAAGGTGACGGGTCCGAAAGAGGCCACCTTTTACGTCACGACGGACATTCCAAAAATTCCAGTTGGCGAGGGGTGGAGCGGTACGGGGTTTCTAGGTGTCCAAGGTCAGATCCGCCTCACGGGTGCGACTATGAGTGGAGGTGCCGCGGCCATCACGTCCCTGTCTTCAGAGTCTTATTCGTGGAAATTTACCTTTCAATCTGATACTGACCAGTTTATTCAGGGTGTGCAGTACGTCTCCGCCGCGACAATTTTCCCACCCGGACAGTTTGATTATATTCCTCAAAAAACGCGGACTCCAATTTATGGATACTATATTGTTTCAGATAATGTACCTAAATTTTACTTCACCGTGCCGCCTCCTTTGGGGATGACGACCGGATGGGTAATGGAGGGCCTCCCGACGCTCCAAGGCCCATTGAAAATTATGGATTATAATGCAAATTTATTCGTTGGACAAGTCCAAGATCCGGTGACGCACATCATCAGTGACGTGTTTGAAAACATGGCCGAACTTAGACCCATCGCCACCTCTATAATTCCTGAAAACAACCTCACAAAGGTTTATGTACAGGGATTCCCTGCTATAGTCCACGAGGCTGATTTCTCCACCGCATTTGCCGCTGGTACATTCACACTCGATACCGTGGCCGAGGGAGTAAAGGTCCAAATCAATCCCAGAATTCAAGGTGGCAAGCACGTGACGAAGCTTCGTGATCTCGACACGGGTTTTCAAATGGAACCACCTGACGAGAACAAATACGAAGAGGTTCGAAATCGAGGGTTTAGCGCGGGTTCTATATTGGCACTGTTCGCGATAGGCCCTCAAGAAGAATTTTTACTGACGAAACAACTTCAGGATTCGCAATGGGACGCCAATTTTAAACAGCACACCAACTTTGTCATGTATCAGCGAAATATCCCCATTCCACCCCCGCTCCCTTCTTATCAGGGGCAGACCGTTCAGATAGAAATGCTCCCGACCGAGTTGGGTCATCTTTTGTCAAATATGTATCTGAAATGCACAATGCCTGCATTGCCCGCGGGTTACAGTTACACGGAACACATCGGAAGGGCCCTCATAAAGCAAGTTGATTTTCTCATCAATGAGACCGTAGTGGAAACTCTTTATGATGATTGGTACATTATTCGTGATCAGTTATTCTTGGAC